TCCTCGACGAGTTCGGTAACCAGCTGTACTGCAAGTGCGATAGGTGTTGGGCGAAGTATCAGAACGCTCGAAGGACCGATCCCAATCACGACAACTACGCTCCTCGTCACCTCTGGAACGGCCTTCCTGTCGTTTACGAAGGTCGTATCGACGGACTGATGAAGGACCAGTTCGGTGGCTACTGGATTCTTGACTGGAAGACGACGAAGCGAATGATGTCCGAAGATTCAGACGTCATCCTCGAGACGGACGACCAGATCGAGTCTTACTGCTGGGCACTACGTGTCGTGCTCGGACTGAACATACGTGGGTTCATATACGTCGAGATGCGTAAGGACTTCCCCAAGCCACCGACTAAGAACAAGACAGTGCGCTTGGGATGCTCGTTCTCAGTAAGCAAGTCACAGGGTACTGACTACATGACGTTCCTACAGACCGTCAAGATAGAAGATCCTGTAGCATTCACAAGTGGTCTGTACGACGACTACCTTGCGTGGCTAATGGATAGTGGACCTCGTTACATTGAGATGCACAAGGTTCCAAAGCCACCTCAGACGCTTGACAGTGTAGGACACAACATCTTCCTGCAGGCAAGGGAAATGATTAGCGAACCTGCTATCTATCCTAGTCCGGGACGGTTCGCGTGTACTTGGTGCGCGTTCGTTAGTCCTTGCATAGACAAGCGGGCAGGAAGAGATTTCCAGTACGCGATCGACACAATGTACGAAACCAAACCTCGATACTACGAACTCCAAGAACCTAGCACAGACAAGAAGATGTAGGAGGAATCATGCCCACGTTTGATAACTCGGAACTCCTTCCCGGAGGCGTTACGCAGCCCGATCCTGCGCAGGTTCCCACGAAGTTGATGGAGCCGGCTATGGACGCCGGCCAGCCTAACGTGATCGATCCGGTCGTAGAGGTTCTCGACAAGGTACGTGTTCTAGGTACCAAGGATCTGGCCGATGATGACAAGGAGAAGGCTGCGCCGGAAGTCAAGCAGACTATCCCTGTCAGGCAGTTCGCAGGCGTTCCGATGGCGCCCGTACGCACTGCATCGGCACCGAACACCAACACCATGCTCTACGGCAGGCCTGGCAGCGGCAAGACCTTCTTGACAGCGACGGCTGAGCTGTCAAAGCTGATGGCACCCATGTTGTACGTCTCCTGCGAGTCGGGGTCGTCGACGATTAGGCAAGTCGCTCCGGACATTATGGTTGTTCCCGACCCCGCAGTGAGTGGTTCCGTTACCTGGGAACAGTTCGAGGCGATCTACGACGAACTCGACAGGCAGTGCTACAACACGAAGGACGGCCCCGAATTCAGGACAGTCGCCGTCGATACGGGCACTGAGCTGCAGAAGATCAACATGGCCTGGGTCATGGGGATCACACTCAAGGACCATCCAGATCGTGACCCTGACGTTCCGGGCCTTCACGACTGGGGCAAGTCATCGAACCGCATGCGTACGGTCATTCGCCGGTTCCGAGACCTGCCAATGAACTTCATCTTCGTTTGTCACGAGCAGGAAGACCGTGACAACAAGGGTCTTCTCTGGAAGAAGCCAGACCTTCCAGGTAAGCTGGCGAATCAGGCAGCAGCCTTCTTCGACCAGGTAATGTATCTGTACACCAAGCAGATCTCGGAAGGAGACGAGACTACAGCTACCAACATCAAGCGGGTGCTCATGACTGGTGCACTCGAAGGGTTCGTTACCAAGGACAGGTCGGGAAAGCTTCCCCTCCTCATGGTCGATCCCACCATGGACCAAATCTTCACTCTCATCACACGAGGTTAGAAAAACATGTCAGTCAAAGTCAACGTCTCAGATCGCGAAGATACTGCTGGCGATTACCAGCCCCTCCCGTCAGGGAAGTTCCACTGCGTCATCACCGATGTCGACAAGCGCGAGAGCCAGTCGGAGGCCAACCCCGGCAAGCCGATGCTCTACTTCACGATGACCGTCCAGGACGGCCCGTACGCCGAGAAGACCATGGGCGTCAACGCTTGTCTCTGGACCGGCGCGCTGTACACCATCGTGAACCTGCTCAAGGCCATCGGCGTGTACGACGACTGCAAGGACAAGAACGGCGATCTCGACATCCCCGACGCGCCCGAGTTCTACCTGGGACGCGACATCGAGGTGCGTCGCGGCGTCAACAAGAAGACCAAGGAGAAGAACCCCGAGGACGACCCATCGAGCTGGATCGAGGTACGTGGCTTCGCCAAGTACGAACGAGAAGGCGCCAGCGGCAGCGCTCCGAGCAAGTCGAGCAACCTTCTCCCATAGCTGGATCTGCCTCTTACCTCCTTGTGGGGCAGGTCCAATTGGCGGCTGAGTCGCGAGGCTTCACAGCTGGCCGGCATTACACCGTTTCATCGGCGCATGGGGACACCCCCCCTCCTTGTGCGTGCCGAAAGCAGAGAGCGACTGGACGGGCCGGAAGCCGCCAACCAACACGTATGAGATGAGGAGCTATGGATGCCCGGGCTAAGTTCGTTTTTCCAATCAGTATATGGCGAGACAACGGGCTACATGTGTATTGCTTCTCGTAAGACAGGTGGAACTTTCACGGAGAAGTTTTACGAGTACCCGGAACAAGTCGAAGACGCAATAGGGTTCATGCGCACGAAGACGCTAACGGAGAACGTTTACTTCTGCCCACAACTCCTGACACAGAAGAAACGAGTAAAGTCCAATGTCAACTTGGTTCAGTGCATCTGGGCAGACCTTGATGACTGCCATCCGGATCGTCTACTTGTGCATCCTACTGTTTCTCTACAAACTAGCCCGGGTCGTTACCAGGCGCTCTGGGCGCTTGCCGAGCCGGTGGCAGGAGAAGACGCCGAGGCGATAGCACGTAGAATTGCTTATGGACACGCACAAGAAGGATCGGACAGATCGGGATGGGACCTAACCCAGCTTCTCAGGATACCGGGAACACTCAACTTCAAGTACTTCGACGCAGGTGAAGTTCCTCAAGTAGACGTTCTCGAATGGAACGAGACCTTCTACACGCTACCAGACTTCCGTGGTTACCCACAAGTAGAAGGCTACGAGTACCTAGACATACCGTTCCCGGAGTTCGTTCCCGAGGAAGGCGAGAAGATACTAGAGCGGTTCAGGTTCCGAGTGAACGGTGCAGCCTTTACGATCTTCCACAGGGAGCCAGATAAAGACCGTTCCGCCGTGCTATTCCGACTTGAGATGTACTGTTTCGAAGCTGGAATGAATATGGCAGAGACCTTCCAGGTTTGTCGAGACGCACAGTGTAACAAGTTCGCAGGCGACGAGGTTAGACTCTGGAAGGATATCTGCCGAGCACGGTCACGGTTTGACGAGAACAGGAAGGTGAACACTCTTCCACCGTCGGGAGAGATGCCAGTCCTGAGTGATGCGGAGAAAAGGATCGTAGCACAGCTTCCACCGACATTTATAGACAGGTACGTACAGTGGGCGAAGACGGTAGGCGACGCTGCAGAGCAGTACCATGTAGCAACCGGTTTTGTGGCACTGTCATCCCTACTAGCGGGATCTCTGAGGATTCCAACGAGCTTTGGTGTTATCCTGCCAAACCTATGGTTCCTTATTCTCGCGGACACGACCCTGACGAGGAAGTCGACGGCAATGGAGCTAGGTGTAGACCTAGCTATGGAAGTAGACGATTCGATTCTAATGGCGACGGACGGTTCGCTAGAGGGGTTGATGACGGCACTCCAGGCGAGAGCGGGGATGCCATCGATCTTCCTGAGAGACGAGTTCACAGGCCTGATTGAACAGATGCACAAGAAGGACTACATGTCAGGCCTGCCTGAGTTCTTCGCCAAGATTTACGACGGCAAGCTGATGAAGCGCCTGCTAAGGAAGGAGGAGATAGTGATCAGGGATCCTCGCCTAATCGTGTTCGGTGGCGGCATCAGGTCAAAGATGACGCGCATCCTGAACTTCGAACACGTCGAGAGTGGATTCCTACCGCGCTTCGTCATCGTCACTGCTGAGGGTGACATTACCAAGATCAAGCCGCTCGGTCCCCCTGTGGAGTCTAACATGCGTGGTCGCGCGGAGCTCGTATCTGAACTTCGAACCATATCGCAGAGGCACTCAGGTATTATACCCGTGCTGGTTAACGGTAAGGTAATCGGGACTACGAGAGAAGCTACCGACGTAACGATGTCCCAAGAAGCATGGGGACGATACAACGAGCTTGACCAGACGTTGATGCAGATCGCAATCGACTCAGGGGAATTGGCAGAGGTGCTAGTTCCTATGAACGCGAGACTGTCAATCAACATCCTGAAGTGCGCAATGCTTCTCGCAGCAAGTAGGACTGAAGAAGGTCCTGTAGAGATATCGTACTACGACCTGATCAAGGCAGCGTCGTGGGCAGATGACTGGAGGCGCTATGCACAAGACATAGTTGTCAACGTGGGAAGAAGCGATCTAGAGCACAAGATCGACGTAGTCCTGAAAGCCATCCAAAAGCGAGGGTCCTTGCCGCGATCTAGGATCATGCAGACTTACCACATCCTCTCTAGAGAGATGGACGAGATCGAGAAGACAATCATCGGTCGTGGTCTTGTCACAAGGGGTGGTGAAGGGCGTGCAGTCACCTACAACTCACTTCTCGACTTACGTGTCACCTACACGAACAATCCCAATCGGAAAGGAAGAGCGTCATGAAGAGGAATGGTATAGCAGTCGTCAGTGGCGGGCTCGACAGTGCCACGATGCTGTACGAAGGGCTATTCAGGCGGGACTGGAACCCTACAGTCGTCTCATTCAACTACGGACAGCGCCACGTCAAGGAGCTTGATGCTGCAGCGACGATCTGCAACATGCTCGGCCTGCAGCACTACGTCGTCGATCTCGAGGACTACGGTTGGATCCTCTCTAAGGGGTCGTCGACGCTAGTCAATAGCAATGAGCCGATACCGGAAGGACGTTACGACGGCGACAACATGAAGGCTACCGTCGTGCCGAACCGGAACATGACGATGCTGTCACTCGCGACTGGGATTTGCATCGCGCTGGATGGACACTTCGTCGCTACCGCCGTACACGCCGGAGACCACGCAATCTATCCGGACTGTAGGCCTGACTTCATCGGCTCGTTCGCAGAGACAGCCAGGATTGCGAACGCCGGCTTCCTAGCCGACGACTTCAACATCGATGCGCCGTTCATCTACAAGACCAAGACGGACATCGCCGAGCTCGCAGGGACTCTGGGCGTCCCGATCGGTAAGACTTGGTCTTGCTACGTAGGCGGGGAGAACCACTGCGGACGATGCGGAACCTGCGTCGAGCGTCTCGAAGCAATCAACAACGCAGGAGTGGCACACCTCGACGACACCGTCTACGAGGACACTAGCTACTGGATGGAGGTGCTAGCCAAGTGACGTACTCTATCTCGAAGGACTTTACCTTCTCGGCAGCGCATCAACTACGTCACCTGCCGTTCGATCATCCGTGTGCACGCATGCATGGTCACAACTACACGGTACGCGTTGAGGCCTTCGCAGTTGACCTTGACAACGTGGGGTTTGTCATGGACTACCGAGACCTGGACATCGTCAAGGAGTACCTCGACGCGAAGTTCGATCACCGCTGTCTGAACGACCAGATGGACGTCAATCCCACGGCAGAGAACCTAGCGAAGTGGGTCCACGGGTTCATCGTCCAGAGCGCTCTCGGTCCGCGACTGGCGAATCCTCACGGTGGATACCGTCTCAGCGTAGGCGTATCCGAAACAGCCAAGACCTGGGCAACCTACACGGAGTGACATGAAACTC